TTTTTTGTCTATATAATACAGACATTTGTAGAGTGATTCTTTAGCTAACGGTGCTTTTACTAATGAACCTCCTCTGTCGCAGATAAATCTACGTTGCAAGAAATCAATCTCATCCCAGTTGTCAAACTTTGTAGGATATTGAGATTTCTTAGCATCTGTCACTTTCATTCCATAAGTCTCTTGTAACCAGTTTATAATAGAAACCCTATTATACCAACCTTTTACTTGATCTGAAACAGTTACTACACTGTCATCCCCAAATAACTTACAACATACATGAGTAGAAAATCTTTCTAATTCCATTTTCTTACCTGAAACCTCAGTTTCTTTAAGATGCTTATATTGCAAACCATAAAAAGCTCGTTGAAATCTAGTATATATCATAAACGCATTTATAATACATGTCATCAAGCATCCAGATGGATTTTTTCCTGCTGAAATATATAAAACATCTTCCCACATATACCATACTGACAAAACAGATTCGCAAGCGCATTTGAGTCTCCTGTAATTCTTCGTATCTTTCTTAAAATGGAAAAAATACTCATTACAGAATTCAAAAAATTCATCTACTTCTTCAGCTGTGTGACATACATCACATCCAGATATATCTGTAGTAAATACATTTGGAAATTTCCGCAATTCGTCATATAAACCCTTCCAACCAAAACCAAAAGGATTAATACCTACCATATCTCCCGTTATCTGGTAATAGTTTTTCATATGTTCAAACAACATACCAAAAACCCTCTTGTGCTCTATCAATATTGATAGATCTCCATTACCAAACAAACGCGGAACAGTATAAGTACGACCATTAATGATCATCCTTTTTCCTTCTGGTCTCATCTCTACTTTGGGTGTCAACCCAACTAAAGGAATATGTTGATTACCATCTTCATGATCTGTCCTTATTTGTTCAAGATGTTCTCGAAAAGCTGGCAATACCCAATTTGTCTGATGGTCAAAATAATCTATTCTTTTAGCTGACTTAGGCAAACCTAAATGTTCACCTAAACCCAAGCTTAGATAAGGTCCTGTAGAAGTCGTTTGATCTAAAGATTTTATCCCAAATTCATTTGAGAAAATAGCTTCATCAACTGAAAGAAACTTCATTTTCCTTTTCGGGATTTCAGCAAAACCTTGATAATACATCAATGGATATTTCTTCTTCAAATTTACCAGCAAAGACGGTAATGGTTTTTCTATCTGCCCATTGCCAAATTTGAAAGCATAGTCCACAACGGGACCACTTAAAGTAGCTCTAAACTTATTAACATCAAACATGCCTTCAGTCCCCAATTCCGTTTTCAATATTGGACCATCCAATATACCATTCTTAATGGGACCTCGATAACTAACTGGTAATTTTCCTAAGCAAGTTAATCCTTCAATCAACTTTGCATTAGCTTTTACCGTTATATCTTGATCTCTTACTGGCGGTATCTGATAATTATCTTCCAATTGTATTCGTTCCTGAAATGTAGGAGCAAAATATGAGACTCCTTCTACTTGTCCAAAATAATGACCTAGTATCTTAAGGTTTCCATTCACTTCTACTAACAATGGTGTAACACAATCTCCAGGACCTAAGACAGAATTGAAAGCTGTATATTTCTCTCTCAATTTATATGTCTTCGAGGTTCCATCAATATCTAAATAACTTAACGAAAAATCTACATCTGAACCTTTATGAAGTCTCGATATTAGATTTTGAGTTACGTTAATAGCTTTCTTATTAGAAGAAGTAAAATTTTTCCTAATTATAAAACCTGTATCAAACTCTTGTCTCAATTCATTTTTAGTCATATATTTTTTCCTCAAATCTTTGAAACTTCCTTGAGAACTAGAAAAAACTAATTGTTTTAACTCACTACCTTCTACTCCTATTACCTTAATATCCTTAAAGCTAGTTGTTATGCCAGTAGCTCCATCAGCCTTAACGCGAATTCCTCTGATTTCTCCAGGTCTCATAATTGCATGTTGAACTATATAAGCGTTTTTTTGATTAATAAAAAACATTTTACACTCTATAGTTCCATTTGCATATATGACTTCTGCGTTAACTGTATTTGAAGCTACATTAGCTATGATTGAAACGTCTCCTGACGTGTGACCTTTTACAACCACACGATCTGTCTTTGGTTTAAATTGTACTGTTTTCTGCACTGAATGTCCATAAGTTTTTTCTTCTGACTCCATCGGAAACATCCAAGTCCACATAAATGAAACACATTTGGTCACTATCGGAACTAAATATGACTGTAACACGAATGCTCCAGCTAGTAAAACTGTTATGTCCAAAAACACTTGTTTTCCTCGTATATCTACGTAATCTTTTACTGAATTTGGTGTATTTCTTGTTAGAAAATCTTTTACGTAGTCAGTATATTTAGATACAATGCCTTGATCATATCGAGCAAAATCTACTAACCACACATCACCTCCAATAACAATTTCATGTCTATGTTTAGGTTTTGCTTTACGCCAAAGTTCTAGTGAATCAAGGTCAACATATTTATCTACTATTACTCCTCGTTCATATAAACACCTTCTAAGATTTCCTTCAGTAAATACATGTTCCGGAGAATAATACTCTAAAGGACTACTTGCTACAGATGCCCATTTGCCTCCCAAAGGAGTCGTTAGATACGTTTGATCTGCTGTTGGAATCCAAGTTCCCAACTTCTTCTCAAATTCTGTACTAACATCTAACAAAGGGTAAATAGCTCGCAACTCTTTTCCAGTCATTATAGCTCCTTTAAAAGGATCAAAATATCTAAAACCGTTAACAATTTCTTCTCTTGAATCTCCCATTTCAGCCGTTGAAAATGCCGTATCCTTCCATATAGGTATAACAAAATCTTCATGGTCTTGCTTCATCAGCTCTGACAATAATGAATGACAATTAAATTTCAAATCCCAATTTCTAACTTGCCACTCTGACACTCTTTCAACCAACGGTTTAATCCGCAGTTGATATTTATGTTCAGTTTGCCAGTTATCCATATCAAATTTATCGTCTAATTTTAAAGTATCCTCAAAATGCAATAATTTAGTTTCATATCCTTTAACTAAAAATAATCCCGCATGTTTAGATGCTGAACCTGCTCGAATAACACTATCACTTATTGTAACAGCTGGTACTACCACAACCATTTCATCATTTCCAAACCATTTCAATAGTCTAGTTTTAACATCTGAAATAAAAATCGATTTGACTGAAGACCATAGTCCGTGTGCTTGTGGATTTCCTCGCCGTTTTATCATTGGTGACAAATCTGCAATCTTCCGCGTTACAAGCAAAGGTTCCTCTTCATCTTCTGAAACAAAATCATCTAACTCCACGTTTTCTCTTCTCTTTACACTAAGTTCTTTAACCCAATCTATCTCACCGAACAAATCACCAACGCTAAGAGCTGACTGATAATACATATGGTGCTCATAGACAATTAATATAAACTCTGACACTGTCCAAGTTTTATTCCAATCATCTCCAAGAAATTTAGACACACCAGTATACATATTTCTATGTTGCTTAGCATGTTTTGTTATAGATAAAACCCACGCAGCATCTAAGTCTTCAACTGTCGGTGCTTCATCTACATCAATTGAATTTGCTCTTGTCACTGACATTGGAAAATTTATCCTACGATAAATAGATCCGGGTTGTTTAATACCTATGTTTTCAAATTTAGAATCATTTGAAGACATAGTCAAGAATTTAGAATTAAAGTAAACAGTCCCTTTTTCTGTCGCTTTTGACATATTCATTGGATAAGCAGCCGCATCACACCATAACTTAAACATATTTGCTTGTGGTTCGTTTGTGGTTGGCATTTTACTACTGAATAATTCTGGTATATCAACATGCCATTGTCCTTTATACCCATCATCATATTCTGACGCAAAATTCTTTCTCCAAGTTTCAGCAACATTCATTTTCTTACGCTCTACTAATTGATACACAGCTTGAGCTACTCCATCACATAATGTCGACTTCCCTTGACCAGGTGGTCCTGGAAAGTATAACACGGTTAATGGATCTCTCTTAGTAAATGTTATATTACTAGTTCGAGTAATATCAACTATGTCATCAATTTTTCTTTTGCATTCTTTAAATGAATTATTCATATTAAATGGTATATCTCGGGTCCTCATTAGCAACGAGCTCATTTGCCACGTTCGCCTTTGAAGATCAAATACATACGCATAAAAATTCTTATCCTTACTCTGTTTGGAAACTAAATTTTCATCTGTAATGACTGAATTCATTTCTTCTATTATGTCTGTGATTGCCTGTAATTGATCTATTATATCAAATAATTTTTCTGTTCCCATTAATTCACACACAAAATTCACTCCTATTTTCAAAAAAGTAGAAATTCCTTGAGGTCCAATTATATCTCCATATATTTGCGACACTGATCTATAAGATCTAAGCATGGCTACTGCTGATGGCGGTAACACACACATAGACACTAAAAACGTCGTTAATATTGGTCCAAAACCTCCAGTGTGACCTTCAACTGTCGATCTTGCTTCACTAGGAATAAGAATTTTTATTTGTTCTTGTCCTTCTGGAGAATTGTATAAAATTTTCCATAAGGCATATCCCGTTAAAGCAATTGCTACACAATCTATCAAACACCTAGTGGTGTCTGAATCTGATCCTGTTATCGCAGTTAAAGCTTCTGCTATATTGTCTCGTACTGACTTATAGCTAGATAATATATATTCTTTGAGCATTCCAATCTTTCGCATTAGAATCTTATATACCATCCCTTCGGCTTTAATATTCATATAGTTATTAGCCAAATAAACGGCCCCTGCAATAAGGGCTCCCGTATACACCCAAGGAACTTGTGATGAAGCCGTACCAAGTAAACCTGATACAACGGCTCCTCCAAGAACGTTAGTTGCTACTTTCATTTGCATTGGCATGTTATTATACTTTTCTATGAAAACATTTCCATGTCCTTGTACGACAACTTGCCTTGATTTTTGTTGAGCTAGATTAAAATCATATAATCCTTCAATTTGTTTTAGTGCTACGACCAAGGAAATTTTCTTCTTCCTATTAACTGTAGATGATCGGTCTTCAACCAACCATTCATATAAACCTTCTCCAACTTGTCTTAAATTTCTTTTAACAATTTTAGCCGCAGCTGGTGAAAATGTATACACAGTTTTCTTAAATAAATGATGTATTTGTCCATCCATCAACTTAGCATAATAAACTCTTCTAAAAAATTTATTTTGCATAAGTGGATGCAAGGGCACGCCTATATCTACAAGCGTTTCATACAACATGAATATTTGTTGCCACTCATTTTGATTGGTGGCTCGCAATGGTTCTATAGCCCATACAGGATTTCTCCCATCGTATGTTCTATTCGTTCCTCTGGCTGGAGGAACAACTTTCATTGCTTTGTTTAAATTATCGTTGCTTACGACAGGTCGAATTCTTCGTTTGTCGTAAGCAAGTTTAATTGCCTTGTCATCTAGGCGCGAATCTCTA